GCTTTGATTCGATTGCCTCGATTCCTTCTGCATCCCATACCGTCAGGCTGTTGCGCAGGTAAGGTGCATCGAATGAGGCTTCTGAGCCGGTCGTTCCAACCGTGACCGATCGCGGATGGTCATTGGCAGTCGATGGCTTGTGGATGAGCAGCAGCGGCACGCTATTAAACGTCGGTGCCGCTTTTGCCAACTCTTCGGGATCGCGCAGAAGGTTGTAAATCTTCTTCGGATCGAGACCGAGTGCTTCAGCTTCCGGGATCTCTTCGCCCAGATAGGGATTGACGATCGCCTTCGAGATATTCGTGACCGCAACGTGCAGCCGACCATCCTGGTCGGTCGTGCGCACACTGGCACGGTCGAAAGCGAGCCGGTCATTATTCATAGTTCAGGCAGAGATGCGGAATGGGGTTAGGTGCCGACTGCGACGTTCAGGCCGGCGACGCCGGTCAACGTCACCGCTGCAATGTTCGTGTTCGTGCCGATGGTCAGAGCGAGTGACCGGCCACGCAGTACGACAGCGCATGCGCCAGCCACCGCGACTACTGCTGAGCTGGTGCCGAGCGCGACGAAGACAGGCTGAATGCCGAGATTCGTCAGCAGAGCGATTGTCGGCGTGCCTGTCGTGGGCAATGCTACTTGCGACGATGTCGCCGTGACCGCCATCTCTACAGCGGCAGTCGGCGCGAATGATGCGATTGCCATCTCAATCTCCGAGTCCCGGTATCACGCTTTGCGATGTGCACCGGCAATTTGGTAACTGGCCTGGCCAGATGTATTCGCCGTCGATCTCGCAACCTTTGACAATGTCGTACAACTTGCCTTTTCCGCCGTTGTCGCGGCCAGCGGCCAGGTGAGAGAGTCGGGGATGCTTGCCAGCACCGGAATGCTTCCAGCGAGCCTGTGTGATGCCTAGCTCATTCTGGCGGGTCCGATTGATGACCGCGGTCATCTTGTTGGATTGGTCGCGAGCGATAAAAGCGGCGCGCTTTTTTGTAATGTCGTACCGTTCAGTCAGATCTTTGGTGAGGGCGCCAAGGTCGCGACCGGCCTGCATGTGGCGCATCACCAGGCCTTCGACCTGAGTCAGATGCTCCGAAGCAATCGATTTGATCAGACCAACGTTCTCGCCAATGGCGGCCTGCATGGCGTTGTTGACTTCGGCGGTAGTCTTGAACTGAACCGTGAACCCGGCTTTCTTCAGGATGTCTTTCAATTGAATGTCGGTGGCGCCGGAAGCCTTGTCCACGAAATACTTCGCCAGATCATCGGCGCCCCTGTCGAAAGCCTTCAGCCAGCGACGCGACATACGGTGAATCGCGCGGCGCATGGCGTTTGCCGGGCTACCATCACGAAAGGACTCGAGGCCAGCATCCTGTGCTAGGCTGGGCGGTGGATTTGCGCGATATTGCGCAGTGATCCACCAGACCAACGACTTGTGCATCGCGTCAATCCAGCGATCCAACTGTTTTTTGTATGCAGCCTCAATGCCGGCATTGGCTCGCACCGGACGCAGCAGAATGTCCTTTCCGTTCGGAGATACGAGCTTTGCCATCGGGAGCCGATATGAAAGAAGGAATCGCCGTCGATTACGTCGGCTATGACCACGAAGAGTCGCAGCGAGTCGCTGTCTATGTTGGCAAGAATGATGAGTTTTCAGCCCGGTTCAACCTGTCTGATCTTCTGGACACAGAGCTGGACATGTTCCTGCTAAAAAACGGCCTGACCGACAGCGCCGGCAAGCCGCGTTTCGATGCGATGGAACTCGAGCTAAGCGAGATGGTTCGGCGGATCAGGGCCATCCGGTACGGCTAAGCTTCAGCCGCATCTTCTGGCTGCTGAGTCCCGCTGATCTTCTCGGCTGTTGCCTCCGGCCCTGACTCGGGCTCCGGAACTTCCGGCAGCGGATCACTCGTATCCAGACCTGAGTAAGGCCCATCCTCTTCCGAAGCAACCCGGTTGCGCGAATCATCCTGGCTGATAGCGCCGATGCCCATCAGAACCGCGTCCGTGTCAGCGTTGAGCTTGCGCACATTGGCAAGGTCGAGCTCGCTTTCGGTGTGCAGAGGAATCCAGCGGAACCCGATCTCAGGATCAATCTCGCCGAATAACGACAACTGGATCAGGTTGATGATGCGCGAAACGTGCGGCGTGTAGCCCTCCTGCTGCGCGCCGCACCAGTCCTCGAATACCCGGATTTCGCCGTCGCTCGATGCATTCAGACCACTAGGCGTGATTCCGGTCAGATAGACCAGCGGCGTGCCGGTGACGGATGCCATCTGCTCCTGTGCCTGCGCCTGGAGCTTGTCCAGGCCGGCGAGAGACGCCGAGACGTTGGTGAAATCCTCAGTATCCTTATCGATACCCATGACGCCGTGATTGTCACGGCCTCGGTTGAACACCTGCAGGCGCCGATAAAACTCTTCCGCACCGCCACCATTCAGAATGGCGGTCATGTTCGTCTTGAGCACCCACACTGTGAAGGCATGGATGATGTCGCTCACGCTCTGGCGCGTGCGAAGCCAGTTATCAACATACGGCTTCATCATCTGCGACAAGCTCAGGCCGCCAAACTGATAAGCGGGCTTGAGAATGTCCGGGACTTCGCGACTCACAAACGTCAGCAGCCGGCTTGCATGAATCGTGCGGTTCATCACAAACCACGCTTGCGGCTTGTAAAACCATTGGTCTAGCGGATTGGTCGAATTGTAGGTGTACGGATACACCCATACCGGCTCGATTACCTTGAGTGCCTTGATGCTGTTGCGTCCGACCTTGGCTTTAGTCTCGGCGAGGTCCGTTTTGAGTTCGGCTTCGTCGTCGAAGTCGACGCCGGTATCAATATAGATGTGCGCGCGGCCGAAGAACCCATCATGCTCGATCGCTTCACGAAACTTGGCCTGCACACCCAAACGCTTCATCTCGGCGTCGATCGCCTTGATTTTTTCCGTCTTGTCGTCATCGCCCGTGGCTTGCAACTCGATCCACTTGCGCGTCATCTGCTTTGCGAAAATCTCAGACGGACGACGGTACTCCGGGCGCTGCGTCAACTCGGCGAGGTACGGATACCCCATGAACTGAATGCCTTCGTTGAAGATGGCATTGATCTGGGCGAAATCTGCAACCGGCTGGAACGCGCTATCCATCGCCATCTTGACAGCTTTGGGAATTACGCCGGGGGCCGGCTCCGGTAGCTTGTACGTCTCTACCGGCTTGCCATCGGGCAACTGCATCGTGGCCAGCGCGCTATATGACACCTTCATAGCCGGGCGTGAATCCGCAGCACGGACGGGCACAGGATCAGCCACGCGTGCGGCCATCTGTGCCTGCTTACGTTGCCTGCGGGATTTTTGCATGGGTTAAATCTGGAGTAGGGCGGCGTCGGAGATGCGCATCGGCGCGCGGGTAATCAGGTGTGAGAACGACCGGGATAGGGCATCCACTTGGTCATCGTTGGTCCCGTTCGGGAACATGCGAAGTTCATCAATGAAGGCGCGGTTCCATTCGCCGCGGAGCATCAGGACGTTGCCGACGTTGACTTGTGCCGCGACGGGTTCGGCTCGGGTGATCTTGTCGCCTGACTCGGGTGACGTGATCACGGTATAACCAGCCAGTGCGCGCGTCAGATAAAGCACCTGCGTCTTGCCGGCCTGTCCGGGGTCTTGCGGGATGCTGATGCGCACCTTCTTCGAGTCGAGCGCCGCAGTGTTAAGCAGGGCGGCATCGCGCTCATCGGGGCCCGCGCGCAGTCGGGCAACGTCAGCAATCAGATACCGTCCATCCGCCAACCTGCCGAGCCGCAGGCCTGCCGTCCAGTCTCCATCGACAGTGCTAGCCAGATCCCAGCCGCGAATCCAGTCGATGTATCCGGCAGGTATCGCATCGATAACCTGAATCTGGTCTGGCTTGAACAGTTCGCCTTCAGCCGCCGTAGGCCGTTGCTGGTACAGGGCCAGCCAGTTACCGCTATCCATGATCTTTTCCCGCTCGCGCAGGAACTCGATGGACTTGTGCTCGGGGAAAAGCGCTTCGCCTTTCTTGCGATGCGGCTCGTCTTCCTCGGCAATAGCCGGATAGCTCAGAACCTTGACATCGGGATAGCGATCAATCAGACGGCCGATCGGATCGTCAATGTGCCAGCGCGTGAGAATCGCCAGCAGTCCGGCTTCCTCGCTGAAACGCGTAAAGAAGTCGTCAGTGAACCAGTCCCACGCCGAATCCCGGATTGCCTCGCTATTGGCGTCCTGTCGGCCGCGGATCGGGTCGTCAATGACGCCAAGGTCTAGCGACTCGCCAGTAATCGATCCACGCACCGTCGTATTACGAAAGAAGCCCTGCCGGTCTACATACTCAATAATCTCTCGGTTGCGCAGGAACTGGCCGGATACCGTGACGACATTCGACTTGTTGATCAGCGTTTCTGGGAATATCTCGGCGTACACCTCACTGCTATAGAGGCGCTGCAGTCGGAGGTTGGCGCGAATGCCGAGACGCTCCGAGAACGACGTGTATATCGTCCGGAAGTCGGGATTCTTGCCAGCTATCCACGAGATGAAGTCGATGATCTGCACCGACTTGCCATGCTGCGGGGGCGCCTGAATGACCAGCTTCGGACGCTTGCCAGCCACGAGATCGTCGTAGAACTGCTGCAGTTCTTTCGCAATCTCTATTTGCCACCAGCCCCATTTCATCTTGGGGTTGATAGTTTGGCGGTACGTCAGAAAGTCACTGCGGCACTTCCGGAACCGCGCTTCCTTTAGAAGGGCAAGCCTTTCATTGTTCGATCCCATACTTGGCAAGCTCGGCGGCCAGTTCTTCGTCGGTCAGTTCGCGCGGCCCCTTGTTGTTGACCGTAGCGTTCAGGTTGACCTCTTGCGGAGTAGTAGCAATGCCGTAGGCTTCGCGTTCCAAGCCGACCAGTGTCTTTATGGTGTCCGATAGCTTCTTCATGCCATCGATGCGGCCGGCGCTCGATATCACCTTCTGATAGATGTCATTGCGCTTGTCCTGACCTTTGACATCTTCCGAGCGGAGGATTTCTCCAAGCTCTTCGAACAGCGCGATGTCGACAGTCTGCGCTTCGAGCTCGCCAAGGAGCGACATGGCAAGCGTGCGCGCGCGGGAAATATCCCTACGCTGCGTCAGCTTTACGGTCGCAACCGTCTCGGCATTGCTGGCAATCAGTTCGCGTTCCGAGATCGCACTTTCCGTGCGAACCTCACTGCGAACCTGTGCGAACCTCTGCGGTGCGAACCAGCGCGTCAGCCTTAGCCTGTATGCGTTCAGCCAGATCGCGGACCCATTCATCACGCTTGGCACGCTTGCGGATCGCGGTGTCGGTAATACCTTGTTCGGCTGCTATTTCGCGGATCGACAGAACGCCGGCCCGGTAGTCGGCTTCAATGCGCTCCCAGTCCGGCGCGGCTTTCTTTTCCTGCGCCATTTCTAAACCTTGAGAATTGGTATCGGCTATACCCTGGCGCCAAGCGGCGAGGGGTGTTAGGCGACTCTCTGCCCACGAAAATACGCCTTCCCGTCATCGCGCACAGCGCAGAATTCCGGGTAAAGCATCTCGCCATCCCGCCACGTCAGGAAAGCGAACCCGCTTTGCCAATTGGCGTTCTTTCCCGTCAGGTAGTGGAACTCATCCTGATCAGCGTCGGCCAGCATTCCCGTCTCGATGCCGTAACGCAGCTTGCCAAAGCCGCGGAACTGGACGACCTGCAGGCGGTGCGTGTGGCCCGTCACAACGTGATAGCCAGCGCCCTTGACGACGTTGTTGTACGCCGCGTGCATGCCGTTGGCTACGGCGTGAATGATCTTCGTATCGTCGTTGATGTCGATTCGGTACGAGTCGTGCCAGCCGGGCAGGTGATCGGCCAGGCTGAATCCTGGAACGCCTTCATACTCAGGGGCTTGTGAGGCCAACCGCGTATCAAAACGCTCGTCGTGATTGCCTTTTGTGCGGAGCTTCTTCAGCCCCATTGCAACTGATTCGATTTCGCCCGTTCGTTCCTGGACGGCTTCCAGTTCGTCCTTGACGCTGAACGCCTTCTGCCAGCCGATACGTCCATGGCGGCTGATCTGGCCGCCGTCGAGCAGGTCGCCATTCAGGATGACCGCGCGCAGTTCGCTGCGGTACTCGGCAATGACGTTGCAGAATGCCTTGTGCGCCGTCGTGATGCGACCGGGCGAGTAATGCGCGTCCGAGCCGATAATGATGCTGCCGTTCTCGATGGACAGGTCATTGACCGTCTTGCGCTCACGAATCGTCAACTTGACGTCCGAGCCGGTAGCCGGCTTGGCTCCCTTCAGTCGGCCCCTAAGCGTACTCTCAGGCATGCCTATGGCTCGCGCAGCGGGTTTGATTCCGCCATGCTCGCGCACGGCTTTCAGCAAGTCGTCGGACATGGGTTCATGAACTCAAGGATGGCCAGCAAATAAAAAGCCCGCAGCCTTTCATCGCGGGCAGACTAGCCAAGGGAAGCTAGACTGAGGAGAATTAGCAGATGATGGTGCCGGGCGGGTAGTTGCCGAATGGCCACGGCTGCGAAGCGCGGCGAAGATCCTCGTAGGACTTGCGCAGATCGTCAACGGCCTTTTGGGCGTCTTTCGCGTCGACGTCGATCTTGACTTCGACCGTGTTCATTCATGGGTAAATCCAGTTAAAGAGAGTGGCCGGCGCTTACCCGGCTTGCAATCACGTCGCCTTCGCTTGCACGCTACTTTTACTTCGGCTTCGGTGTTACGGGCGCATCAGCATGCGCATTCACCCTCATTAAATCGCTGCAACCCGTCCGCCCTCAAGGCGCGTTTAACGCGTTAGCGCAGTCTCAGCGATTGAATCAGGATGCTCTTGGGCTACTGCCATGCCCAAAAGAACAACTAACGACGCACTCGGGCTACAACGCGGAGGGATACCACCCATTCCCGCGCCGAGCTTCGAGGCTAGTAATCCCAGCCTTCAATGCGAATCGGCCGCAGGTCAATCGTTGCGTCACCGCCCATTTCACACCTCCGTCCTGTCAATCAGCCAGTCCGCCCATTCGGCATATCCTTGCGCGAGACCGACGTGCACAGTGGAGAGCCAGAGAGCCCATGCAGTCCATGCGTTCATCCTTGCAATCTCCGAAGTTCATCCAGCCGCGCTACCAGCGACGCCTTCAGCGCTTCGTCGATCCTCATGCGCTGGATGTCTTGCTCGATGCTATCGATTAGGTCGTTTGCTTCGTTCATAGAATTCTTCCGGGGCTTCTCTCCCGGCAGAGGTGCGTTGCACACCGGCAGGGTTTCACGCCTCCGATCTGGGCGCGGCGGGGAAATCGAATAGAGACTCAGCGGCTTTGCGCGCTGCCCAGCCCTTACGGACGGTCAACGTTCGGCGTCTGGCTGGCGGCGCATTAGCCGAAGCCTCTGCCGCGCGTCTAGCACGGTTAGCTGCCGCTTCCTGCCTGGCCGCAATGACATCCTCCGGGTTCCCATAAGCGCGGGACTCTTGGGGTTCGGGGAATTTCATGGGCGGAAATGAAAAAGCCCCGCGCGGCGAACCGGGCAGGGCTTGAGGAATTTTGGAGCGCACGATCCCATCAAACATCTTTGGGAGCGTTATATGTCGAGGGCGTCTGCTGGTTTCCGGGGACTTGCGGCTGTCTGCGCTATCCACTTCCGGCTCGGGCTAAACGTCATTTACTTGCTCTAAGTGCACACTATATAGAAGAGTGCAAGGGTTTACAACAATTATTTTTAGGTGGCCTGCACTTCAATTACCCCTCTATGGCACCCATCATGAACACCGATGTTCTCGCCACACGCAGGGCACCCCATTGCCTCACTAGTTCCGCATGTGTCGCAA